GTATGGTAAAATACGTTAAGGTAAATCAGAAATCAATGCCTAAATATGTTCCAATCGCATGCTCTCACAGCCAACCTTACGATCAGTTGACTGCAAAAGGGGACGATCGTCACAGACTTAGACAGGAGAAGTCTAATCTACCCCACGGTAATTTACCACACTCTTCAGAACCGAAAGGAAAGATGCTTTCGGGACTGAAATCCACACGTAAACCTACTGTAAAATGTTCTGCATTTAGCAGAATCAATACATTTATCGCAGTAAGCCGAGCTAAGGAAGTCAATACTTCCACTAGCACGTGTGTTTCAGGGTTATTACACAAAGGTGTAATGGCCAGAAGATATGGTAAAGCAAGCCATCAGTTCAGTAATTGGTTAACAATCCAAAGGAATTGGAACGCAATAGCATGTATGTTAAAGCTATGCTACGGAGAGATCCTGGTTAAGGATGCATGGAAGCCTAAGAATCATAGTTCCATTAGGCGAATATCAAAAATACTCCGAGATTGGTGTCATCATAAAAATATCAGGATGACAATATCCAACTTTGCGCATCGATTGAGGTCTAAAAGTCTTGGTTTAAGCAGTCCGAGCCTCTTCACAAGAGGAAAAACAAATTATCATTTGTTTTTGGCGAGCACTATTAATAGAGCACTTAAACTAGACAGGCCTTCAAAAGATGTTATCAACACTGAACTTGATCAGGCCTTCCAAAGATTAACTGGCGAGAAGCCGAGTTTAAATCCTGATATCAAATCTGATCTACGTACGTTTGTACATAGTATAATAAATCCTATAAAAGAGTACCATCAGAAAAGAAGAGGTAAGATGAATATTCCATTACCATCAGGAAACGCTGTCATAGATAACCCTGCCTCGAAAGGCGGCGCGACAATTGTACTGACAAAATATAACAAAAATAGCGAGTACAAAGACCTTTTGGTCAGCGAAATTTGGAAGGAAAAGATGAACAAGTGGAAAGAGTCAATGAAGAAGTGTAAGAATGCAGAGGAGCGTAAGAGCCTTCCTATGCCTAATCGTAAAGAGATTATATCTTCTATCGACCCTAATCAGCTAAGCTACATTTTTAAGAACTGTTTACATGAAAGTCAAAATAACTTAAATAGATCGTTTAAGGCGCATTTGTTTCCGTTAATCGACTTTTCAGGTAAAATCCGTTGTCCCACCATGCACACCTCGGAAATCGTATGGGCAGCAAGAGCAATAAATGCCTTCTTGTTACCTATTGTAAAGAAATTATCCTTCACGAGGGAGATGTTAAATGACAAAAAAGTTATCATATTTAACAAAGCAGAGGGTGAGAAACTAATATACTCAGCTGATCTGAAGAAGTCCACTGATCCCATTTCAATCGATACTGCAAGGTTTATATTAAATGAAGTAGCCACTATACTAGGTAAACCTAGTTGGTGGACACAAGCAGTAGATATAGTTTTAACAAACTTTACGTTGACAATGGAATCCAGTACTAAAAAGGGGTTAACCACATGCGGAGCTTTAATGGGATTGGGTCCATCCTGGACTATATTAAACATATTAAACATTTATTGTGCATATAGAGCAGGAGCTCCCGAAGGATCATTCAAGACATGTGGAGACGACTTAGTAGGACTGTGGTCATCTGAAACCTGTGACAAATACGAAGCAGCGATAGCATCAGTTAACCTAGAATCTAACAAAGAAAAATCTTTCAGAGCACCCCATTTCGGAGTGTTTTGTGAAAGATTAGTCGAGCGGGTTAACAAGAATAAAGCAGTTGCTAAACACTGTATTCGTATTGGTCAGGCTTGCGGCATGAGAGCGATAGATGGTAAGAAGGGAATCCTGATAGCTGATGATCTGTATAAAATAAACAAGTTACAGAAGAAACATCACTATCCGTTAAATAAACACATATTCGGATTAGCCCAACGTACCGCTATGGCGACTTCACTTGCAAATGTACGTGTGCTACGAAACAAACATATCGAGGGCGATTTAGGCTCAGGAGGTCGTGGTTGTTCGAAAGCAGACGGGAAAACAGTACTCAGATATTGCATGAGTGGTGGAGTCAATCTCACCACTGTCAGTACACATTTTCGCAAGTTGCAACATGAAGTAAAGGAAAAAATTCGCCGTCTCAACACTTCGACAAAAAGGACAGTAAGTGGAACTGAGTTAATGATATATCTTAAAACTCAAATCAGAAACCACCTCATCCGAAACAAAGTTGAGAGCGTTCACACCTCTACAATACTACCTCGTAAAACGATTATCCAACGGATCTTATCAACAGAGAACAAAGTTCAAAAGTTAATCCGCGAAAAGGGAAGTATTGTAAAAGGGTTCTTAACAATAGCTCATGCCAAGGACAGTTATATTCGTTACTCTAAACGACAAACCAATAGAATAGTCTTCCTATTAAGGCAAAGACGATATAATGCTGCATTAGCTTTAGCTAAGCAGTCGTGGAATGTTAACTTAGACGTTAAAGAATTCGAAACTGAACTTTTTACCATATTACAAGGCAAGATAGGCCACTATAAAAATCTAGACATAGATCTAGTGACCACCTTACCAAGGTGGAGTTCAGAAGGTATCAATAATTGAATCTTC